TAGATCGAGCGCATCGCGAGGTAATCAGAGGGAAGTACCGTGTTCTCCGACGCGGTATTGGTGAGCGCGCTCTTTTCCATCTCGAACGCGCGCAGCTCGCGGTTGAACATTGATTCCGCCAAGAGGATGAACTGCGGCAGAAGGTCGTTCAGGTCGTCGCGGTCGAGATAGGCCGAAACCGTCGATTTGAGCGTGTCCAGATCGGGAATTGCACCGGGTGCGGTGACATTGAGCGAAATAGCCATTTAGCTGCTCCATGCTCCGCCTTTGCCGGGCGTTGCGCCCCATTGGGTCGCTGTCGCGGACTTCTTCTTCCAGCCGCCCTTCGTGGGGCTGGTGACGGTGTTTCCCGTGTCGAAGATCGCCGGATCGAAGATTGCCGGATCAAACAGGCTCACGTCCTGATCGCGGCTTTCCAGCCCGCGCCGGGCAAGCAGTCGAACCACTGCTCGCCACCGGCGGCGATACGGTAGGAATTGGTCGTTGCCGTGGGGTTGGCTGCAACTAGGACGTAAATCTGCTCGTCTGACTGGACGCACACGAGCCCAGTCGCCTTGTCGAACGCGGAGGATTGTGCCGACGTGCTGGTTGCCGTCATCGCTGTCTGCTCCAGAACCCGCTGCGACGCGGGAACGATCGGAAACACGCCCTGGAGGCCGTGACCGCCAAATTCGATGATTCGAGTAGCCACTAAAGCCCCCTCAGATGATGATGTTTCTGACTTTCAGGTATCGGTAGTCGGGATCGTTCAGCAGGCGGTTGACGCGCTTTCGCGTTTCCTCGCAGGAGGCGTATTTCCACGCATCCACGCCGTGTTTGACCTTCCAGTCATACATGACCCCAATTGGGATCGATGCGACGCGCTCGAAGTCGCCCATGCGCCCGGTGTTGACGTGGTTCGCCTCGATCTTGTTGTCATCGACCGTCCGCATGATCGCTTTGGCCGATTGCTCGTAGCGAACCAGAACGCCCTCGGGATCGTCGGGATTGTCGCCGACGTATTTCTTGAGGCCGTTCCACGGATTGTGGTCGATTAATTCCCAATTCGACACATGGCTTACCCTCGGCGGGTAAGCCCCGCTCTCTTAGGTTACGTGTTTCCAAGTCTTGCCGGTGCGGATCGCGTGAATGGTTTCGCGGGTTACGTTGTATGCTCTCGCGAGCGCCACCGATCCAACGCTGCTCAGCCGAATTGCCCGAATATCGTTCTCAGACAGCCTAGCGTTGCCATTTGCAGCGCCCTTGCGGTCGGCCTCTCGTTGGTTGTGTCGTTGTTCGACGCGGGTTGCCCATTTGCAATTATCGGGCGCATATCCCTTGTCGTTATCGATCCGTTCTATTGCGTGTTTCGGCGTGGGCGGTTCACCCACATCCTCCACAAATGCGAGAAAGTCGTTGCGCCAACGCTCGCAGACATGAATCCCGCGAGCGCCGTAATTCTTGTATGCTGGCTCGTTCGGGTTGTGGCAGCGCGACTTCATGCTGGTCCACGTTTCGTAGAGCTTCGTGCCTTTGCGCTTGCCGTATGCGCTCTGCGGTTTCTTTCCTTGCGCACAACCGCACGACTTAGTCTTACCCTTCGTTAGCTCGCCGCGATAAACCTTGGTCTGATTTCCGCATTCGCACTGACACAGCCAAATCATGTGGCCATGCTTCGATCCGGCTCGTTCGATAACAGTTAGCTTGCCAAATGTTTGACCGGCTAATTCCACCACAGGTTTGCCCATGTCGCTCATCCTCCGATTGCTCGAAAGACTTACGACATGGGCATTCCGTTATGAAGCAACGTAAACTGGGTTATCCCCAGAAAAACGTTAACTTAGGTCGCGGATTGCGGCACTCGCAGCCTCGTTCCGGGAAACGAGACAGATTTCCTGGCGCATCGCCTTGCGGGTCGCGAGACCCGTGGTTGCAAGGTCGAACACCTTCAGCGATTCGAGCTGTGCAACCGCCCAATAATCAGGGTCGATCACCAGCGCGTCACGCGCCGAGCAGAAACGGCTCGGAACGAACTGCACCGTGCCCGCGTCCGACACGTAAATGTCGGCACCGGCAACGATGGTCAGCGGCTTGTTGCCCGATTCACGCCGTGCAGAGACGAGGCCGGAGAAGGCCGCCGCGATCTGCTTGTGGGGCATGTCGGTGATGACCATCGTGGGATTGCCACCGGCAACCCAGCAGTCCTTCAGCGCCGTTTTGACCAGCGTTTCCGTATAGGTGCGCTGGGTGCCGTTCCCGGCTGCGGCATTAGGATAGCCTGAAGTCGTGCCGCCCGAATAGGTCGGAGCGGTGCCCGACGTACCCATGTAGTTGTTGGTCGTGATGAACGCCAACGCGCCAGCCGACTGACCTTCGACGCTCGAAGTCGGAGCAACAGCGGCATAATTGCCGGTGAAACGCAGCTCCGCATCGGTCTTGATCTCGCGGCCGGCCTTCATCAGTTCGCGGCCAAGCTCCGAAGAACGACCGGCAGTTTTGCTGGCCTCCATCGTGGTCGAGGAACCGATCACCTTCGTCATGATCTGGGTGTAGTTACCCTGACGAACGGTGTTGGCACGGCTGCCGTTGGAAAGATCGGCGCCCTGGACATTGTAGTTGTTGGCGTTGGCGGCAGCGAGCTTGTCGGTCTGCCACTCATGGAAAACCTGCGTCGCGTTTTCCGTGCCGAGTGCCTTTTGGAACGGGCAATCGTCCGGGAACAGCGCGCCGATCGTGTTGGACAAGTCCTCACGGACGCCAACACGGGCCACCGCCTGGATGGTGTTTGAAGGAACGGTCATTTTGTGTGACTCTTTTGGTTGAGGCTAGGAGACCCAGCCCGATTTCTTGGCAAGCTCGTAGAATGCGGCCCCCTGAACCTCGCGGTTCTTGGAAGTCAGCACGGTTTCGAGCGCGGCGTTTGCGCTTTGCGCGCGGAGCTGGTCGCCGGTCTGAGCAACGCCTGGCCTCGCCGAAACGGGTGGCTTGCCCTTGGCCTCGCGGACCTTCTGCATCTTCGTCTTTTGCAGCGCATCGTATTTGTCCGCCTTGTCGAAGGCGTCGGCGACGGTGCGCATTGCGAGGATGTCAGTCGCGCGGGCGGACTGGATCAGCTCGTCAGAATAGCCGAGACGCTTGGCGACCGCCGAGAGCTTGCGTTGAAGCTCAGGTCCGGTCGTAGGATCGGCGTATTCGGGAAAATTCTCGACGATGATGCGGTGCTGTTCCGCAATATGCTGCTGTTCCGCTTGCTGCGCTAGCGACTGAGCCTGTTGGGCGTGTTGGAAAGCCGTATGCTGCGCCTGTTGGCGCTGGGCTTCGGCCTGCCGATACGTCCGCATCTGCTGTGCGTAGGCAACGGGGTCAGTCACTTGCAGCATCGGGTCCGGCTCTTCGGCCTGGATCGATGCCGCGATGGTCTGAAGCTGCTGGGCGTATTGAGCGTTGAGCTGCGCCAACTCGGCTTGCGCCTGCTGTGCCGCTGTCTGCTTTGCCTGCGCTGCTTCCTGGGACTTGGCCTGAACGAATTTCTCGCGTTCCGCCTCTCGCTTCTGCACAATCTCCTGTGCTTCGCGTGGGAGGGTCTTGAACACGTCTTTCGCTTCGGCATCCCACGATACTGGCGCTTCGATGGGAGGAAGATCGTCTGCTTCCTCTTCGATTGCCGTATCGTCTTCGGTTTCTTCAGCGGAGTCCTCTGTGGGCTCGCCTTCTACCGGAGTTGGTTCTTCTTCTGGATCGTCCTCGATCCCGAACACGTCTTTTGCGAGATTCTCGAAAACTTCGGTCGGGTTCGATTCCACGGGCGCGGTTTCGCCTCCGACTGCCTCAACGGGCTGGGTCATTGGTCTGCCTCTTTTGTTGTTGGCCGTCTTTCCGGCTGTCAAAGTGGCGGGTTGGCCCCGCTCTTATCGTTGTGGCGCGATGCTCAGCAGCCGCCGTTTGGCCGGGGACAGCTTCTCGATTTCCTCCGCCTTCAGCTTCTCGCGCTTCGCCAGATCGCCGTCGCGCACGACTTCGGCCATTCCCGCTTCAAGCACGGAAATCACCTTGAGCGCGTTTGACAGAGCAGTGATTTTGTCTGCGCGCTTGTCTCGTGACAGTTCGGTATTGGCGACTTCCACAATGCGTTCGGAATATGCCGTCCGCAGTTCCGCGAACATCGGCGTCAGGAACTCGTCCAGCGCTGATTGTGCGCGATGGGCGCGGGCGATGCGCTGCTCTGGCGTCATTCGCGCCACTCGAACATGTCGTTAAATTTGTCAGCTGCCTTGTCATCGACAATCAGGTCGCCGCGGATCAGCTCCGCGATCCATGCTGGGAAGAGCATCCGTGGGACAGGGGCGCGCTCCCAATCGTAACGCCATCCTAGCTGGTAGGCGCCAGTTTTGTGCAAACCGAGGATGACGTAGCCGACAAGCGGATCATCATCGCTGGTTTGTTCGGCTATGGTCCTAGCGTTGGCGACAATGTGACCACGCCAGTCTGAGTCGTCATAGTTCAGCGGCTTGCGGTCCAGCACATGCACGTCCGCGCCGCCGTTTTTCATGCGGATGCGGCCAATGCGGGCGCGGAACTCACTCATCCGCCGCGCTTGCCCCTCAGTTTCGCTCGCGCCTTCGCCTTGATGCTGTTCTCGGTCGATTTCGAGATATTGCCAGCGTTGTAAGAACGGGTCGCGCCGCCGATTGCTAATTTCGCATGTTTGCGATCACCAATCGGAAAGGAGCCGTTGGGACCGGCTTTCTTGCCTGGAACCTTACTGCGCTTCATCATTTGTCCAATTTCCCTCCGGGCCTCATCTTCGCGATCTTCGCCTGATTATCGAGCTGGGTTGCGTGTTTGGCCGCTTCCAGCTTCATCTGCTGCACGTCGAGCCAACCCTGCATATTCTGCTGACGAAGCGCGATCTCGCCCTCCATCTGCATCTTCTCGCCCTGAAGCTGGGCTTCGCTCACATGTTTCGCAGCGTCGATCTGGAGCTTCTGCTGGCCCAATTCTGCCTGCGTCTGCGCCTGCTGCTGCTTGACCTGAAGCTGCGCCATCAAGGCTTGCGTCTTGGGATCGGGCGGCGGTCCCTGCTGCGCTGCGGGATTCTGCTGCGGGTTCGTCCACAAGTCGTTCGGAGGGAGATTCATCGCTCGCGCCAGCTGCGTCATCGCGTTGAACACATTGTCCCATGTGCAAACCGGGGCCTGGTTCATCATGGCCATCGACTGCATCTGGGCGACCTGCATCAAGCCCATGATCTTATCCTGCTTGGACCCCGACCCTAGCCCGACGACGACATTGACCTCCATATCCTCGGGCCATTGCGTCGGATCGACCTCGCGATACTGGCCGTCCACGCGGATCTGGAAGGGCTGGCCGTAGCGGCGCATCAGCCCAACCTTTTTCATGAACAGCCGAGCCACGCCTTCCGCGAAATTGCGGACGATGTAGCGCTCCATCTGCTGGCCGCGTGCCATGAGCATCGCCTGCCCCTTGGCCGTCTCATTCAGCGTATCTTCGTCAACGCCCTTGTTGAGCCGGGTAATTCCGGTTCTGGATTCGCGCTGCTGCTGTTTGAACGCGAGGATTTGCAGTGCATTGCCGGTGATGTCGGGGCGGACCTCGGCTTCCGGCTTGATTTGCCCCGTCCAGCGAACGATGCGACCGGGCCGCACAGTCAGAATGTCATCGATGGTATGGTCGCCGACCGAATCCTCGTTGATAAACGTGCCCGGAGAAATCGCCTGATAACCGGAATCGAGCATCAGCCGCTCGACAACGGTATTGACGCGCTGAATGTCCATCGTCTTGTCGGCGAGCGATTGTCCGATCAGTCGGCCCTGCATTGGGAACGGGCACCAATATTCAAACGGCTGGTAGTCGGTTTCCTGCAATTGAAGGATCGTGTTTCCGACCCGATGAACGCACAGCCGCTCGGCAATGCCATCGCCGTTCAGGTCGTAAAGGACATATTCCTCGTTGAGCCAGACCTGACGATTGGCGCCGATCCGGTCGATTGCCCCGCTGTCGATCCAATTGGTGCGCCCGTCGTTCCGCGCCGTTGCCAGCGCCGACATGAACGGATTGCTGCCCTCGGCAAGATCGAGCCCGTCAACGTCAAAGCCCATCTCCGACAGCTCGGACAGGCTCTTC